TATTTTGTTTTTCTAAAGAACGTCTTTGTTCACGATTCACGCAGAGACTCCATATGTACGCAGGTGTCTCCCACCTTATTACAGATGGGAGACGATTTATGTCTGAGACACGGCCTGCGCTCCGTGCCCCAGACGATTGTTCAAATCAGACTCGGATTAGGAGTTTGCTGATTTGAAGTATTTAACGTGGCTTGTTTGAATTAGGTTTCCATCAACACGGAATGTTGCACGGAAAGTTACCAAATCAGATGAGAAAGCAAAATCATCTGAGCGGTCCAACTTCAATCCACCAACTTGTCTTACATAATACGAAGGAAGATTTCCGAATAACACGGGCTTAGCTGCTGATGCTGCTGAAGCCATTGCTGGGTTTTCGAATATTGGATAACCAAGTAGCAAGTCGCGAGCATCTGCTGAAAGAGATGGTGTGAACAAGTATTGTCCAGCGTTATCTTTCAACTTACGCACGTTTGCAATAGATGCAGAGTTCATTTGGAAACCAGTTCCTGGAAGTCTGCGACCCATTGTGTCAATGCTGTAAACAAGGTCAATCAAGTTATCAGCAGTTGGATTTAATGCAGTTCCAGTTACAGCAGAACCTGCACGGTTTACAATTCCGTTTGGTTGTACTGTTCCTGTGCCTACTGTTAAGGCTTCGTTTACTGCGTAACCCATTGCGTTACCTGTTTGTGCAGCAAGGAATCCAAGAATATCCACGCCAGCATCTTCAATCAATTCACGTGAAACTTGAGTCAAGAATGAGTACTTGAATGCACCAAGAGTTACGAAAGAGTTGAATGTTGGGTCAGATTCTCCGATTGCGTTGCCCTCTGAAGTTACAGTTCCAGTTGAGTATGCACTCAATGATGGAATTTGTAGGTTTTCGCCACCAGCTGTATTCAAGATGGTTGAGGTTTCTAGCATTGGGCCAACTGTTCTAGCCAACATAATTACTTGGTCATAGAAAGAAGTTGGAACTGGTGAACCAGTTGAACCCTTAGTTACATCACGCTTTTCGAAATCGTATGAACGGATTTCACCGCGTGCCATAGCACGGATTGCTTCTGCATCATCTTTTTCGTTGCGTACTTCTGCAACTGGGCGTGCTTGGTTTTCTAAACCTTTCATTGCTTCAGCAGCGCGAAGTTCGCGGTCTGCATCTGCTTTTAAGGTTTCGATTACCTTTGCGCGTGAATCTAGGTCAGCAGAAATACGTTCGTATTTTGCGTTTTCCTCAGCAGTTAAATCGCGCTTTTCTGCTGCTGCTCCGTCAAGAAGTGCTTTGGCTTCTGCCCAAGCATTTTGACGTGCTTCGTGCTGTTGTTTAATGTATTCAGACATTCTGAATCTCCTTATAGGATTGATTTGTGTTTATGCAATCTGCGAGGCTCACTCGACAGTAAAAATGGTGGTGGCATCCACGCAACCACCATTAGTCTAACAAACTTTTAACGTATCTCTTTTACTTCTTGAATCCTTGTTTCTTTAACAGGTTCAAACTTTTTTGTTTCAACTGGTTTATCAATATTGATTACAGCTTCAGCCATAGCATCTGCTAAATCAGCAATGATTCCTGCTTCTGGATAACCTGCTGTTTTAAGAATTGCGTCTTTAACTTTTGCCTTATCCATTGTGAGTCGCCTTGAAAAGTAAATCAAGATGCTTACGTTTAATTTCTAATGAAGCTAGTTCGTCTTTCACGATTTCGTCAATCATTGAGATTGGCTCAATAGGTTGCGCATCAGCCATTGGTGAGTCCTTTCGTAATTTTGAAACGATTTCTATTATTAAATCTGCTTGGTCACCTGATAATGGTTCGCCATCCTCAAGTTTTCCAATAACAAAATCCAACATATCGGCATCCATACCAAGGACTTGTGCCAAGGTATCTAATGAACGAACTGAAGCAGTTGTTGCTTCGTATGCTGGAAATCCTGTAACAATAGAAACTTCGTGTAAACGAATTTCTTTTAATTCTCTTGTTGTTCCATCAGCAGACCAAGAATCTCCGCCAGATGGTACTGAGAAACCAAAAGACATTGCGTGAACATCTCCACGTTTCATAAGCACAGCCAAATCGCGACCTGCTGTTGTATCAGGCAAAGTTGCTTCAGCAAGCAAACCTTTTGAATCTTCTGTAAGTCTTAAAGTTTTTGAGCGAGTAGATGCAAGCACTTCATCCATATTGTGATTCTTGAAAAGTTTTACTTCGTTGCGTGATTTAAGTGAACGTTTGAAAGCGTTTGGCATAATTCGTTCGATAAAAGGAAGTGGCTCAGAGTCGCTGTTAAATACTGCGGCATAACCAGTAAATCTCATACCATCTGCTTCAGCGTTTTCAACTCTTAATTCAAAATCAACATCTGTTTTAATACGTCTTTCAACTTTATTCACGTTGTTTTCCTTATCTGTCTTATTTGATTTTACATTGATACTTAACCACCTAGATTTATTTTCTTCGGCATCTAATTGATTAACAACTTTTTGGGCATAATCTAAAGTTCTTTGCGCTGCAAGTTTGGATGGGCCACTTCCCCAAAGTAAATGAGCTACAAGCCCAGCACCAGGATATTCGGGGTCATCAGAATTACTGTTCTTTGGCGCATCTAAATCAACAAGATGACGAGCAATCCAAGGAGCAATCCTGCGCCACTTATCCTCAGACACACGACCATCAGCCATATCTCTTGCTTCTTGTTTAGTTTTATCAGTTAAACCATCTCCACCAAAACCTTGACGATTGTATTCAAGACCTTTACGAGCAGCTTCACGCATATAAGCTGGTGGCGATATATTTACTTGACGTTCTTGGTCATCATCTGAAGTGTTCTCAGGTAAATCATCAATCTTAGTTAATGTAGAAAATTTGTGACCTACAAGAGTTTCTGTTTCATTCCAACCATTACCTTGTGGTCTATAAATTCTGATTAAAGCAGCAGGGTCATCAGGTGTAGCTTGAATAGAAAAATCTGATTCAGGAACTCCAAGAGTTCCCTCTTTCATAACATATTCGATACGACCACGAGCACGACCACCACTAGAGTTCCAAGATACAAAATCGCCCTCTTTTAATTCACCTGGTTTAGCGCGTTCTCCACCTGGTTCAATTTCTTCAGCAATAGAAACAGCAACCATCTGGTCAATTGCATCTTGTTTAGTTGTATGGCAACCAATAACTTCGCCATCTTCTTTGACAGTTGCCCAACCTGAACAATCAGGTGATGAATCAGTTATGAAATAAGGCATTAGAGAACCTGCCAAGAAACGTGTAAAGAATGGTTTGAATCAGAAATTGCCCATAAAGAATTACCTGGTTGTAAAACCATTTGATAATCGTCAGCATTGTCTAAATGTATTCCATTAGAAGTAGTGACTGCACTTGAACCACCAAACCAAATATATTGATTTGATTGCTTCTGAGCATTATGCAAAATTATTTGAGTTGGATTAGTTTGAGGAGCAATGATTTGAACGGCTGCTGTGCCAACAGTAAATTGCGCTGTTTGAAAAGTCATTATTCAACCTGGTAAACACTTGATGGGTCTTGCGCATCAATTTGAACAATTTGTTGAAGTTGTGTAGATGGAACGCCTGTGTGTGTGATTGCTGGAAGCCCTAGTGCTAACAGAACGCTTGCAGGGTCATAACCAACTTGAACAAGTTTGGCAGCCATTTGAACTCTTTTATCTTGCTCAATAACATCTGCTTCAGCCAAATTGATATTTGCTAGAGGTACACGGAATTGGTCACCTGCATCAACAGGTCTCAAATCCTCAAATCTACGAACATCATTCACAGAATAAAAACCTGCTTGTAAACCAATTGAGTAACCTTGGATTCTTGTTGTGTAATCACCACGAAGCAAACCATCAACATTGAACTTTAGAAATGCCTCTGTTGGTAAAAGTGTTGAGTAAGCATATTCAATTTTTTCAATGTACGGTCTTAAAGTATGTGTAACAAAGTTAATGCTGTTTTGTTCAACAGAAGCATAAGACATTGCTCCAGGTGTTGAAACTTGAATCATATGCAAAGGTACACGGAACATTCTTGCTACTGATTCCACTTGGAACTTTTGTGAATCAAGCATTTGTGCTTCGTCAGGATTTACGCCAGTTTTAACATACTTAGCACCAGCAGAAAGAACACCAGTCTTGTGTGCTTTCTTAAAACCTTTGTGTGCGTTATCAAATCCTGCTTGTAAATCTTTGGCTTGTTCTCTTGTTAAAGCACCAGGAAATTCAATAACTCCTTGTGTTGTTGCACCTTGTCCAAAGAAACGTGCAGCAAAAGATTGCAATGCTGAAGCTAAGCCAAGGTTCTCTCTAAGTTCAGTTACTCGTGACGTGCCACGCAATGCACCAGGTTTACGAATTTCTGTAATGTGCAACATATCTCTTGCTGGAACAACACCTGCATCACCATTATCAATTAAATATTCAACTTCACGAGTTCTAGGGTTTCTTTGAACTTGCACTCTCATAGGGTCAAGGCAAACAAGGTTTGCGACATCTCCACGACCATCACGATAAATACGAGTAAAAGAGTTACCGTCAATTAAAAGTGAAATAAGAACTTGTTGATAATGTTCGCTTCTCAATAAAGTTACATCTGGTTTCATAACCCATTCAGGTCTAGGTCTGTAAGGAACACGGCTACCATCTCTACGGATGAAAGCATCAATTGGAAGTGTTGAAATAGTGTCAGAAATTAAAAGCACACAAGCATAAAAAGTACCAATAGTCATAGACGTTGATTCGTCTATGTTTGCGCCTGAATCTGTTGTGTAAGCAAAAGTGTCGCCTGCACCCCAAATAGATTGAAATGATATTGCGCGATTTTCGTTTTGACCAAAAAGATTACCTAACATTATTTACCTCTCTCAAGCGCAAGACCGACTAAAATACAAGAAACACCTAATACTGTTATACCTGCTGGAACATAGATAAGTCCAATACCAAAGGAAACTACAAGAAGTCCTATTGCTTGGATGATGGATGAAATCAAAAAATCTCCTAAAAGAAAAACTCTGGAACTAGAGGTTCAGAATCATTGCGTGAAACTGTTGCCCTATCAAAAGCAATGATACTAGCAACTGCGGCATCTATCTTTCTAGGAGAACCTCTGTGTTCTTTAACAATCCTTGGCCCAAGTCTGTCTATCTTTACAACAGCATTAGATATATGTCTTGTTAAAAGAGGAGAACCATCTTGCGTAAGTTTCTCACTAACAACTGCGTCATAAAATTTCGCACAAGCTGGAATCATACGAGCAGCAGAAGTTGATGGCCATTCAACAACAGGTAAACCAGCATCTTGCAAAACTTGCATACTTCTCTGCCAACGGAAAGGGTCACACGCAATCTCTTTAACGTTATATCTTTGACACGCTTGAATGATTGCGTTTTCAACTTCTAAAGAATCAACTCGCCATTCATCAGAATCATTTGGTTGTTTTTCCCAAGCCTCAACCAGAAAGACGTGAGGTTCATCCTCAATCGTTACACCCATAACAACAGAAGCGTCACCAGAAAACGAGCCGTCAAAACCTAAAATAACTGGAACATCTTTATCAACTACACGATTACTTTCACGCGCTTCCCAAGCACCATTAGGTAACCACGCTGTTTGAGATGAAACCCAAGCGTTCGTTCTCTTAGTACGAAACTCAGCTTCAGGTGTTCTCTTAACAGCAGATTCAAAATCTTCAATAGAGTTCAAGTCACCAAATGCAGGATTAGCAAGTTTCCAAGTCTCAGGGTCACGGTGGTCTGATTCAAGAGATGCTTCCCACCAAGCCATAAAAAAAGATGGGTCATCATATTCACCACGAATAACCTTTTGACCATATTGATATAAAGAGTAAGCAATTGAATCTTGACCAGTCGAATCAGCTTTAACACCAGCAGTAGTGATAGCCAACAACAAAGGCTCACGTCTAGCACCCATACCAAGTTGCATAACGTCAAACAATTCACGATTAGGTAAAGCGTGCAACTCATCCATAATCACAAGCGTTGGAGACAATCCCTCTTTCGTGTAAGCCTCAGAAGAAAGCACACGGTAAACAGAACCAGTAGCAGGAATCTCAATCGCGTCACGATATAACTTTGCTTGAGCTAACAATTCAGGTTCAGCTTCAATCATTTTCTTAGCATCACCAAAAACAATTCTTGCTTGGTCTCTATCAGCAGCACAAGAATAAATCTCACCACCAAGTTCACCCATAAACAAACCCCAAAGAGCAATGCCAGATGACAAAGCAGACTTACCATTCTTGCGAGGCATCCCAACAAAAGCAGTTCTATTCTTAAAACGACCATCATCACGAACAGCGAAAATGTTATCTAAAAGTTTTGTTTGCCAATCACGCAAAACAATCTGCTGACCAGAACGACCAGCCACCGTGTCCTTAGTTTGTATACACATAGAGTTAATAAAATCTGCAACTTCCCAACCACGCGATTGAGCTAACTCAGAATCATCAACAGAGGTCAGCCACTTAGGCGGCCAAGACTTAGTTTCTGTTATCACGTCTGGCACGAAGCTCCTCAAGTTTAGATTTAGCTTTAACCTCAGCAACACCCAAACGACTTCTATCAGTCGGAGTGAAACCAAGTAAAGACAAACTATTAGTAATGTTCTTTTCCAATTCTCTCAACGCTTTACGTTCACGCCAAGCATCAGGAGTATTCCAAACAAAAGCACGCAACTTCACACGCTCATCCAACATCTCACAAGTCATCAACAAAAGTTCAATATCAGTATTAGGAGAAATCCAAAGCTGACCCATTTTCCAAGTACGATTCCACAACTCACGACCAGCATCAAACAATTGACGAGACGGTTCAGGAATATCAGAAATAGCAGGAATCAAAATAACATCATTCTCTTTAGGTAAAGCCTGTTTACCAGGATTACCCAGTTTACGTTTTAACTCAATAGGTTTTGGTGGATTGCTCATTGTCTTTATTCAAAACCTTTCGCCCACAATCATCACAATCAATCCAATTAGATTTCTTGTCTTTCAATTCATCAGTCGGTGGTTCAAGTTTCTCAAACCCAACATCATTTAATTCCCAACCAACAGAATCTAATTCAATCAGTTGCATAGCAAGTTTGTCGTTATCCCACTCACCTAATTCCGAAGTTCTATTATCAGCCAAAGCATAAGCGCGTGCGTGTTCAAAAGTCCAATCGCTCGGAGTGTAAGCAACAACAATCTCAGACCAACCAAGTTTCTTTGCAGCTTCTAAAGTTCCATTACCAGCAATCACAATATTTGCGCCAGTAACCACAATCGGCTTCCTTTGACCAAATCTTTTCAAAGAACCAACGATTGCATCAATGTTCTTATCGCTATGTTTGCGTGCATTATCTGGGTCAGATTGCAACTGACTCACTTTGACTTTTACAATTCGCAGGTCATTCATAAAACCATCCTACTTGATTCTTTTTTTTGTTTTACAAAAACATTCCAACTTCGGAGATGCACGAAAGAC